ATCTTCTAAAGTAATATCTCCTTTATTTATTACATTTGCTCCTGAAGCTATAATACCAAAACCTAAGGTATCATTATTTGTTATTTTTACATTTCCTTCTGTAAGACGCAAAACGATTTGATAAAAATTTCAATTTAAAATGATAATTTTATTAAAAAATAAAATGATAAAAATAAAATTTCTATCCAAAACAAAAAAGGAGTTTGAATACTCCTTTTAATTTTTATTATTTATTCTCTTTATCTTGCTCATCTTGCTGTTTTAACTGCTTAAAGAATTTCTTTATAAATAAAGGAAAGGGGAAATTCATCTCTCCTAAATTTTCAATTATACTAATTCCTTCATTTCCTATGACTGAAAATATTATTAATTCCTTAAAAGATAGGGGAATATTAAATAAACTAATTGGAACATTTATAGGAGTTCCTTCTATTAATTTATCCAGCGAAGCACCTATTATAACAGCTAAAATACAAGATGCTTTTTTTATAATACCTCTAAAAGCTTTTTTAGATGATATTTCTTTCTTATAGATACTTTTTAAATATCCACTTATATAATCAACTATTATAAATGTCATCATTATTTCTAATGATTTACTCCACCCTCCTAATAAATATAATATAAAACCAATTGTACTTCTTATAAACCAATGCTCAAATAATCCATTCATCTTCCCCATTTTAATCTCCTAAAGTTTTCCTAATTTTTTCTCCCATTCACTATAATAGTGCTTTGCTTCTTCTGTTTTGTCAATTATAGCTTGATTTCTATAACCTTCATTCCTTAATTTCTTCTCCCAAAAAACTTCTCCAAACATTCTTACAGCCTTATACATCATATTTCTAACTCTCCAAGACACTCCATTTTCTTTTAAAATAAATAGAAATATTTTATCAGCTAGTTCTCTATTTATACCTGTATCATTGAACTTAGAATATAAATAGTCATGTACCACCGCAGCCTCTGTATTTTTTCCATATCTCTCAAAAAATGGTCTCAATATAAGTGGAATACTAGCACCATCTGTCCTGAATCCCTTTGGAATAGTTATTGGAAAATTCTTTATATATCTAGTGTAGTTTTCATCAACTACACTAAATACATTATTTACTTTTTTTAATTTTATGTTATTCTTCATCATTTTCAGCTTCTTCAATGTCTATTTTTCTACCTGTACCAAAGACATCAGAAAATTTTTGTAAAGCTTTTTCTATTGCTTTTTCTATTTTTTTCCTACTGAAAAATTTTCTTAATAAGATTCTAACTGGATATGGTAATTTGTCAGTTCTATATTCAACAAACTTTAATGCGGCATTAAGTTTCTTCTTATTGTCTCCATGTTTAAAACTTTCTTCTGAAGCAATAACTGCTGCATCAAATAAGTTTACATATTGCTTTCTATTATAAACAATATATCCTAAAATTACCCCTGCTAATGCTATCCATAGCCATTGTTCTTGACTAAATCCTTTTAAATATGCAATTACTTGATTAACCATTTTCTAATCCTCCTATTTTTTATAAACTACCTTATAAGGTATTTTTCCTGCTCCTCTAATTTGGAAATGTACAGCATCTACTTTTTTCCATTCTCCACCCCATTCAATATTATATTTATCTATTAACCCATGTTTCTTTGCAGTTTCATAGATAGCTTTATAATAATGAAAGTCTTGTGGTCCTGCTTTATAAACTGTTTTTTCCACTTCCTTTTCCACTTTTTTACCATTTTCTTCCACAATTTTTTTAGTCTTTTCTTTGACTAATACACCAATGTCAACGGCATAACCATATCCATCAATTTTTTCTTGATGATTTGATTGAACTTTATATCCATCACAATTTGTTCGCCATGTTCCTGGAATAGTTCTACCATATTGATATAGCTTATTTTGCTCCTCTGCTGTTCTCATTCCACAAGTTATTTTGAAATCATGAGGACTTAATCCTATTAATTCTTCCATAAATCTCACTAGATCAGGATGAACCCTTACCATCATATTTTTACTTGTTTGTGATAAACTAAACATTTACATCACCCCTTTTATTTCCATTCGATAGATTCCAATTCTTCTAAAGATTTAGCGTTCATTGTTTTTGTTGCTATTGCTGTGTACTCCTCTTGTGCAGCTGTTCCTCTTAGTATCCATAATAGATAAATATGATTAATTTCTCCAAAGGTAAATGAATCCACTGAATTATCTTTTAATCTCCAGTTAATTTTTAAATTTTGAATTACTTCTGATAATGTTGTCTTATCTTTTATAATTGCTTTTATCTTTTCTTCAAAACCTGCTGGAACTTCAACTTTTAGAAACTTGACAGCTTCTATTATTGCTTTTGGATCATTGCTTGTTGTTGCTATATCTATTGCTGATTTTACTCTTAAGAAGTTGATTTCATCAGCTTCACCCATTTGAAAGATTTTTCCATTGTAATCAAAATCAGCGTAAATTTTATCTACTAAAACTTGTCTAAATTTTCTTCTTGTAATATGTTTTAAACCTTCCAGGTCTAAATCCCATTTATTAGTCTCTTTATTCCAAAAATGGTATTTACTCGGCTGAGGGGCTTTAACAAGTTTTTTATTTTTTATAAATTCACCAGGTTCTAGTTGAGTTTCTATCCCTTGTTCTATTCTTTCTTCTCTTGTCATTTCCATTAGTTCATTATTCTTGAGTGTTGGATATTGAAAATTCTTATCTGTTATGAACATATCATCAGTATATTCAGGAAAATAATTAAGTGGATTATTTTTAACATCTTCTAAACTGTTGGAATATACTGAATATTTTAATTCTATGCCTTTATAAAAGTTTATTACATTGCTCATTTATTGCTCCTTTCTAAAATATTCCTAGCTTTTTACGAAGCTGAATAATATTATTTCTTACTTCCATAGGATTAGTTTTTTGTAAATAGTGTTTACTAGTTACATTGCTACTTGTGTGATTTGCATAACTACTAGCAACTCCTAGCCCTGCCAGATTGTTTATTAAATTTATTGAAGTCTTTCTAAGACTATGCGGATATAGATCTTGAATATCTAAGATTAAACCCATTTTTTTAACTCTGTTTCTTATTGTCCCTTGACTCATTTTCTTGTAAATACTTCCGTATTTTGTTATAAAAATCCATTCACTATCTATGCCATTATCTTCTCTAAATTTTATCCATTCCTTTAAAAGAATTTTACATTTTTCAAAGAAAAATGCACTTACTATATGACCTTCTTTTTCTTTTACTCCTTCAAAATATCCCTCTTCTAGCCTTAATTGCTCCAATTTTAAATTTTGAATTGCTGTAATTCTACAGGCACTATCTAAAAATAATTCCCATAAAATTCTATCTTGAATATCATACTTTTTACTTTGAAATTTCATAAAAAGCCTAACTGTCAATATTTGTTCAGTATTTAAAAAATAATTTTTTCTAATTTTATCTTTTTCACTAAATTTTAATCTATCTAGTTTTTTATCAAATGGATGAAATTTACATTTATTTCTTCTAACACACCATAAGAAAAAACTACTAATTGATGTTGTTTTATTCATCAATGTTCGTTTGCTATTTCCTATACTCCTACAATGGTTTCTATACTCTTCAATAATTTGTGGCATTTCTATAAGTATATCTTTACTTAATAAATACCTATTTTTATAATTTTCTTCAAACCATATAAGAAACAACTTAAAATTATTTATATAAGTAAAATAAGTTGTTCCCCATGTCTCATAGTTGCTACTTTTGCAACTATTTAAATATTGAGTATAAATCTCCACATTTTCTTTTTTTAAATTTTCCCAACCTTTTAATTCCATACTTTGTACCTCCTCGAATTTGTTAGGTACATTTTAATCAATTTTAGAGAGATTGGAAAATTTAATCAAAATAAAAAAACACTCTGTAACAACTCAAGATTATTTATCGATAAACTCTGGAACATTAATTATTTCAGAAGTTGGAATTCCCAATTTAAAAAATAAAATCGGAATTCCTTTAAATTCTACAATTGTGTCTGTAAGTGTTGGGCAAAGTGCAGGATATTGTGAATATTGTACTTACAACTATGAATCCGATACAGTTCATGTTGGTCATATCGTTCCTAGCAACAATTCTAGGACAGCTAATATTTATGTCGCATACATTTAGCTTAAACTCTAATTTTATTCGCGACTATATAGAGGTTAACAATATTGCTTCCACCAGCTATAAAGTCTGGCCATCTTTTAACTTGAATTTCATTATTCACTTTGCTTGCTGTAAATAAAACCTGATTATTGATATCTTCTGAACTTGCTAAAACTACTTCATTCTCTATTTTAAAAGGTAGTTCAAAAGTATATTTATTAGAAGAGTAGGGAACTCTTTTTTTGAACGTTAAAATAACTTTTTCGTTTGGAAATTCAATAATATCCCAATCTTTAACCTTAGAAAAACTAATTAGATTTTCCAATCTCTCTAAAATTGATCCATTGTCAAATGGAATATAATTATTAACATTTGGGGATATATCACTATTATTATTTTTACAAATATATAGCTTTTTTGTGTTATTATCCCAGTATGCTTTTCCTGCTTCTTTTTGTCCAGCAATATTTAATATCCCACCATAATCTTTTCCCATCATCTGAGTAAACTTATTTCCTTCTAGTACTGTCCCTTCTTCAGCTCCATACTTAACTATTCCATACTGCTCGGCTGAAGCATAGTCTGTTTTATTTACTTTTTTATTCATTCCTTCATTAAACTCTTGAAGTGACACATAACTATGTAAATCAATCTTGGCATCAACTTTTGAACCACTTGTTATATTAAAATAAATTACTATTATAAAAGAATGTGGACTATCTTTCATTAATGGAATATAATCATATTTATCTCCAGCATTAGCATAAGCATAAAGAATTTCTTCACCTTCATTTCCTTGTGCATAAAGTCCAATTTCTCTGAAGATTTTATCTTCTCTTAGCTCAGCATTAGAAAATTGAAGTTCTATAGCTACTATATTTTTTTCATCTCCCTGTATCTTACAACTAGTTACATTAGCTGTCCCCCATACTTCTTTTACATCTGTTAAGAATCTAATCTCATCATTTGAAGTTATTGAACCACTTCCTAACTTTGCTTTTGTAAAAGTTAGAGTTTCGGATAAATTTCCATTTATCTTAGCTTGAAGTTGTTCACCTTTTTTTGTTAGCTTTAACCCTTCAAAATAACTCATTATTTAATTCCCCCTATCTCGATTATTTTTGTAAATCCTATCCCTTGAGCAGTATTTAACTTTGAATTTATTCTCATTGTTTGATCTAGTTTAAAATCAGCTTTTATTTCTATTTTTTTTATATTCTCAACTACTGATGAATAATATTTATTGCTTTTATTATTGATAATTTCAAGCTCCCAATACATTCTCGCTCCAACTTCACAAACTTTATTTAAGTCAGGCATTTTATTAATAACTTTTAAATCATCAATCATATTTACCTTAAATAGTTGACTAGCTACTTCTTGCAATGGTCTTGTTTTTAATTTAGTAACTTCTTTATTAGTAAGTTCCCTAGTAAGTGAGAGTAAAAATTCTGTATTAGGTAATCCATCAAGTGCCATTTTTTTTATAATTAATGCTTGTCTATAAGTCTCATCATCTCGACCACTTCTTTTTTCATCATATCTTTCACCCATAAAATCTAAGAATATCCCTGAACATTTTAATAATGATGTTTGATTTTTTAAATTTTCTATTAAGCTATCTATATATTCAATAACAGGCTTCAAAGTTTTGTATAATTTAATTGTATTTTCTTTTTGAAAATGCAAAGGTAAACTCTTTATAACTTCATCAATCATGATATTCTCCCAGCACTTTTTGGTATTTCATTAAAGTTTAATTGAATTGAATTACTCCAAATAAGAGTATTTTTTTTTCTAAACTTTAAGTCAAAATCTGTATATTTATAGTTTTTATTATAAAGATATTCATATAAGAATGTTCCATTTGATAGTAAAGCACCTATTCCAGCTTCATTAATATACTCATCAATTAAATTTTTGATTTTCAATTCATCAGCACTTTTTATATCCAATTTATATTCAATTTCTGCTTGAGCAGGTCTATCAAATCTTATAGTTTCAAAATGATCAGGTACAGATGTTGGAACATTTACCTCAACATTTCCTTTAGTATCTGGAGTATGAATGTGCATATAAATAGCATATGCTATTTCTTCCTTTATTCCTCCATCTACTACTATCCAAATGCTTTTTGGAGAAAGTCCAAAGCTGTCTATATTCATTGTATTGTTTCTTATCCCGTTAGCACTTTTTACTCCTGGTAATTTTCTTATAGCATTTAAAATAGGTAATAAACTCCATTCACCTTTGCTGTTACCAGCTAAATATCTTTTTAAATACTCATAATCAGTTTCAGAAGAAAGCCCACCTTCTCCAATTTCAACATTTTGTACATCAACTATTGATGCTGGGGCTTTTATAACTTTTTCAATTTTATTAATTTGGTTGTTTCCTTCCTCTCCCTCGAATAGACTTTGAAATAATATTGTTTTAGTCTTTGAAGAGTCTACTTCAAATCTTTCTATATTTTCATATTTCACTCCATTTTCAGCTTGTATGATAATGTCTCCTTGTAACACATCTACAAAATTAGTTGCTGTAACTTTACAATGTACTTGAGCTTTCGTTCCAAATCTTCTAGGGAAAAAATATAACAAATTGTCTAATTCCTCATTTTGTGCATTGTATATATTTAAACCCCTTGCTATTGAAATTACTTTATCTTCCAAATAAGAACAAAGATATATGAAAGGTGCTACTAATTTATAGTAATCTCCAGTTGGCTCAACATTGAAATCACTTCCAAAATTTTCTTTTTTTTGTGCTTCTTTTTGTGCTAATTCCATAAGTCCTTGAAAGCCTTTTGTTTCAAATTTATCCACTGATTATCACCTCTTTCTCTATATTATTATGTTTCTTATGTGTTATATATATTTTTGCTTTTAAAGTTCTTTCTGCTTCAGAAATTATTTGATAACTAACTGTTTCTATTTCAGCTCTATACCACTCTTGTAACTTTCTACAAATATGTTCAAGTTTGTATTCCGCTACATCCTGTTCATTTATTATTCTTATATCAAGTCCTAAATTTTCATCATAAAAGCACTCAATTGAATATATTTTTAATGAATTTACTACTCTCTGCCAGAACTCATCTATTCCTGAAATAGTTGAAAATTTAATATCTCCATAATCCATTTTTATAGCTTCCATTATGCTACTCCTCCACTTATTTCAGTTCCTTTTACTACTCCTGAATGTTTATGTTTTTTCAAACTCTTATCTCCAGCAGTAACATCTTCAGATGCTGCAACAGAACCTTTTGTAGATATGTTCCCAGTTTGTGTTGTATTTCCTTTCTGAGTAGTATTTCCATTTATCTCAACATTACCTTCTTGCTTAGAATCTCCTTTCAAATCAATGTTCCCTTCTTCTAATCTATCTCCAATAATTCTAATATCCGAAGGAAATTCCAAACTTTCTGTAGCATTTGGAATTGTGAAAGGTAAAATAAAACCATTATTTAGGTTATTTCTTCTGTTTGAATCCATAACATCATGAGAGCCTTGACTTACGTATGAGGAAATATCAAAAGTTAATACAAAGTATGGCATTATATCCCCTTCTTTAATATTCCAATCAATATGATCTTTATTATCTCCAAATAATGCCACTGGAACATTACGAAGTACAGGTAGAGCAACCCCATTTGGACTAAACAAAGGCTCAGCATCTACAAATCTACCCTTTCTTATTTTTTGTATTTTTATTAGAATTATCCTTATGTTTTCCATCATCTTTCATCACTTTAACTCCTAATTTCATATTCCAGCTATCACTTAGACTAATACTTACCTCTTCCACTTGCATAAATCCACTTACATCATCACTTTCAACGTATATTACATCTCCTTTTTTTATGTAGTGAATTGGGAAACATTCAATAGTATAGTCATATTTATTACTCTCTTTTATAGTTTTCTTTTTTTCCTCATTTTCCCATTTATCATCTTTTTTACTCTTTGCTTTTTTATTATCAGATTTTTTATTTACTTTCACTTCTTTTTCTTGCTGTTCAACAGCTTCAGGATTGTGAATCAACCCACTTTCAAAGCTTAAATAAATTGCTTGATCTTTTTGTTTATCTGTATAGATATAAAGATCATCACCTTTTAAAGTCATTTTGCTCTCTGAGTCTTGAACTAATTCTCTTAACTCCTGAAATCCTTGACTGTAACAGGTAAAGCCATTAGTGTAAATTTTATCTTTATTAAGTTCCATAGAAATAAGATTTATTCCCATTTCTTTAGTAACTTCTTTTATTGCTTCAGATATCCTAGTATTCCCATCTAAACTAATTGAAACTATCTTACTACTATTTTTAGTTCTCTCTGAACAAGTCAACTCTTGAATAAATGAAGAGCTTTCTTTTATTCTTTTCTTTTTTATAACTTCATATTTTGAATAATAGCCAATATCTTCAGCATAACCAAACCAAAGTTCTACCTCACTTCCTATTTCTATATCTTGACTTAAATTATATATTTTGAATGTTCCTACCCCTACTTTTCCTTCTTCTCCTGTTTTTACATCAACATCAAATTTTAAACCATCATTATTATGATCATCTAGTTTTACACCATTTATAATAAGATAAGAATTTCTAGGAAAAATAGGTCTATTTGCTATAAAATCCATTATTCCTCCACTAAAAGTTCAATTTTATCAATATTTTCATAATCAATTTTTATTGCTTTTCTATCTAAAGTATTAGGGATAATATATTTTTGTGGATATTTTTTATTAAAATTTCCTTTTTCATCAACTAATTTATTGAACCATAGTGGGATCCCGAATAGAATTGGCTCATTTGGATATATTAAATTATCATCAATATCATAAAGTGTTATGTACACTCTTTTATCATAAGAATTATATGTAAATTCAAATTGAAAGGTTGTCCCTGCAATAGTTACATCAGTTATATATGGAATAGATTCTTTCATTATATTTATTTTCATTTCTATGCTCCTATTATCTATGGCAGTTTTATATGCTCACTTTGTAAATCTCCTTCCCAATCCTTTACTCCTGAGCTTTTATTTTTAGTAACAGCTTTTGTAATAGTTTTTGTATTTTTTTTAGCTTTTGCTGTTGTTTTTATTTTTGTAGTATTTCTAACACTTGCTTTAGCTTTTGGACTAGGGGAAGGAATCATAGAAACATGAGCAATCTTTACTTCTACCAATGAAATAGTAAATTCTGTATAATATAATGAAGTTATAGTATTTTCTATATTTGTTATAGCCATATTCTTATATAACTTAATCATATACAAGTCCACAAGTTCTCTTTTATTTCTAAGTTCAAGAACTTTTTCAAAAATTTCTTTGTGATTAGAACCTACAATTTGAACTTTAAATGATAACTCTAACGGATTTTGTGTTATGTTATCAGCTATTTGAGTTCCATCATCAATTGGAATTGTTGGAACATCATTAGAATAGCTTTCAGATATTCCAGAAACTAATTGAAGTTTTATATTTCCCAATAAAATTGGTGGAGTTTTTCTTAGATAATTATCAATTCGGTTAGAAATTGAATTTACATTATTTAGAAAACTACTTACTTTACTCATAATATTTGTGATTGAAAACATCTATATTTCCCCTTTAGCTATTTCATTTTGTAACATCAAATCCTCTAATTTTTCTACTATCATCTCTCCAATTCTATTCCAATCCATTTCTTTTGTTCCAGACATATTTACAGTAAGATTTAATATGATTTTTTTATCAGACTTATTAGAATTTTTTGTATTTACTGAATTACTTGTATTAGAAAACTCATTACTTTCAGCACTTGAATATGCATTATTTTCTTCAGCCGTTAGAACTCTTTCACCTCTGTGAAGCTCAGCGATATAGCCATCAAAAGGGACATAGTCAAGTCCTGTTTTATGAGTCCCATCTATCATAGGGCTATTTGTATTTTTTTTCTCACTATCACTAAAAAACCAAGATATTCCTGGTAATGATTTTATTTTTTCACCTAAACCCGAGAAAAAACCTTTGATGCTTTCCCAAATTTTAGCAACATAATCTAAAATAAAATCAAAAGCTGATGCTGCAGTTGACTTCATTGTCTCCCACACTTCTTTTAATTTATCTATTAAGTTAAAAAATACATCAACCACTTTGTCTTTTAGTCCTATAAAAAAATTACCTATATCAATTATTTTGTTATATAAATAACTTCCTAATTCAGCAAATTTTGCTTTTATAAGATCCCAGTTTTCTATTATCAGTTTTCCAACAGTAATAATTAAACCTATTGGACTAAGCCACATAAATATTTTTTTACCAATATCCCATAATGCTTTAGCAAAAGCTTTAATTTTATCCCATAATGAAGATAATTTAGCCTTAATTTTTTCCCAATTTTCTATTAAGAGTTGTCCTAGTTTTATTATTAAACCTATCCCTGAGAAAAATAAAAATACTTTGACAAAACCTTTTATCTTATCCCAAAGTGAAATTAATTTTTCTTTTACAAGATCCCAGTTTCTATATAATAAAACACCTATGGCTATTACAGCTCCAATTGCAAGCATAATTGGATTAAAAGAAAGAGCTGCTAATGCAGTTTTTAAAGCTCCTATTAAAACTATCACCTTATTAATCACAAAAAGACCAGCTATTGCACTTGCTAATGGAATTAAAATTTCTTTCCACTTAACAATAAAATTTATTATTTTTTCTCCCCATGAAATTAGTTCACCAAAGATAATAGATAAATTTTCTGCCCATCTAGTAAATGTCCCATCTTCTTGAAATTTTACTAGGGTATTCGCCAATGGTATGATAACTCTATCTCTAAGAATTTGAAATGGAGAGTTTTCAACTATATCTCCAAATTCATTTACTCCTGCCAATGTTGCTAATGCTGATTTTGTAGCTCCTGATATAGTTGATAATCCTCCCTTAAATGTTTTAGCTTGTTTTTCCATTGCTCCACCAAAACGAGAGTCCATCATTTCAAACAAAGTCTTATTAAATAACTCCAAGTCATTAATTTGCCCTTTATTATTAAAAATCTCTAAGCCTTTACTTTTACCAAACTCAGCGATCATATTCTTAGTAATTCCGAATTCTTTTAATCTTTCAAGTTCTCCAGTTCTTGCATCAGCAATAGCTTCAATTGCTTGGTCAAAACTTTTACCCATTCCTGAAGCCATGTCTCCAATCATTTCGAGATATGTTCTGTTAGTTGTTTTTAAAACTCTATCTCCTTCAATTCCATAAGACTGTAATTTCGTCATCCCAGAAAGGACTTCATCTGTTTCAAATGGAGTTCTATTAGCAAATCTACTAGCCCATGCTAGTTTTCTTCTTGCCATATCAGAATCTTTCAATACAGTTTCAAGTGTATTTCTATACTGTTCAATATTTCCAGCACCATCAATAGCGGTTTTTATTGTAAAACCTGCTGCTAATGCTGTAGCTATTCTTTTTAAGACACTTAGAAGTGTACTTGCTTTTTCTTTACTTTTTTGAAATTGTTGCTGGGCATAGTTCCCAAAATTTCCTAAACTTCTCCGAAGTGAAATAAAACCATTTCTTATTTTCCCAATAGCAGGAAAGTTAGCTGTTATTTTAGCTTTCAAGGCATTAAAAGTTGTACTAATCTTATTTTTAAAAGCAACTAAACTTTGTTTTACTGAACCAATAGTGCTTTTTAGATTCCCAAATGTTGAACTAACACTATTTTTAAAATTTGACATATTATTCTTTAAATTTCCAATTTGAGAACTAATTTGATTTAAAGTAACTTGTCCATTACCTACAACTTTAAAAACCAATGATAACTGTTCTAACATTGCTAACCCTCCTTTCTAATTTTTATTTTTTCTTTTTGCATAATCAGCCCAAGCTAATTGTAAAAGCATATATTCTTCGTAACATAGATCTTCAACAGGCTTTTTATAGTATGGAATCTTAGATTCAAAACAAACATCAAATCTTCCTTGCTTAATCTTCCTTATTTTCTCCAAAGTTTTTAATGAATAAAAAGGGAGTTTGTTGAAATTCAGTTATAATCACTGTAATAGTTTCTAAAGCTTCTTGATCCATATTAAAAAATTCTATGTCTCTAGCTTCCGCAGGCTGAGCTATAAAAGTATTCAATAATTTCTTACCTATTGCTAATTCATCTTTTTCAGATGAAAGCTTAAAAAATGTATCTGTTGAAACTCTTTCGATTCTAAAAGGTCTCTCTATTGTTTTAAAATCTTTTCCTGTCATCATCAAATTAAATTCTAAAGCTCCTAAACCCTCAGCTTTAAAAGTTATATTTGATATATTCTTATCCTCTATTTTTTTTAGAAATTCTTTATTTTTTAATTCTTGTTGCTCTGTTTTATTTACTTTATTTTCCATTAGTTCATTGCCTCCTTAACACCTACACATACAAGTTTAAATTCTCTTGAATCAGATTCTCCATCATTAGGTAATTCACCTTTATTAACACCGATTTCTTTTATACTTACTCCTCTACTATATTTTGGATTAGAACTATCTTTGAAATATCCTGAGCCTGTTATTACGTTCTCAGAAGCATTTAAAAGTATTTTTTCATCTTCTGTTCCAGTTGGTACAGTTATAGTTATTTCTATATTTGAGTCAGGTGAGTATATTATTCTTCTTTCCCCATAAATACTTTTATCAGATTGTTTATATGGATCCTCAGGTGCTCCAACACTCAAACTTCTCAATTTCTTAAAAGTATAGCCATTGAAAATAAAAGTTTTTTTACTTAAATCAACCATTATTTATTCCCTCCAATATCTTTATTAGTTTTTACCAATGTTAAATCCATGTAATATCCCCAATTTCTAATTCTAAAAAGTACTCTTGGTCTTATAATTCTAAGCCCTCTTTCTGTTGCAGTTTGATTAACTGGGTAAACCACATATTGATATTTGCCATTTAACTTTGCAATTAATTTATTAGCTCCCATTTCTTCCATAACATTAGTTAATGTCTCCTCTATAAAAGCATACCCTTCTTCATCTTGTGGGAACCCCTTTTTAATCATTGCTTTTTCTAAATTTTCATTAAGATTTACAATAATACAGTCTATTGCAGTAGTTTCATCTAAATAAGTTCCATCTGTTGATTTTCCACCATTAGCAGTTATATACCCTTCTGATGTTCTTTTCTCTACAAATGTAATATTATTTTTTGTAAGTTCAGGTTTTTTAGCTAATTCAGTGTCAGCTGTTACTCCTTGTAGTTCTATCATTGAGCTTCTGTATCCTGCACCTTTTGTTATAACTACTCCTGCATAAGCAGCTGCTTTATATTCTTTATCAGCTTCATCCATTTTTAAATTCCAGATAGGTGCAATTCTATCAGACTTTAATGTGTCTGCTAATGGATAAGCTTTGACTTCTGTTATATAAATTCTTCTATTTTCAGTTAAAAAAGAGCTTACAGCTTTCATTGTCTCAATACTATCAAATGTTGTTATAAGAGCGTACCATTCTTTATCTAAATTTTCATTTAGCACTTCTTTCAACTTATCTTCTATCTTTTCTTGCCCGCTCGCAGTAATTCCAACAACTCCAAAGAAATCAGGTTTTAAAATATTGCCATCTCCATCTCTTTGTCCTAGAAACTTCTCCACTAATTTATATACTTTTGAATTATTCCCAAAATCATTAGCAACATCTTTTGAGTTCATATAATATTTAAAATCTGCATTCTTATCATTTGTAACTATAAGAGTTTTATTTAATGAAGCAATTGTCAAATTCAATTCTTGTTCTAATACTACTTTTATCGGTTCTCTATATACTCCCATTATTCTTTCCTCCTTGCTATTCTGCTTTTATTTTTATTATTTACTAATAATTCTATTTCT